TATCGTCTAAGCCATGACCTGAAAGGTCAATAACTGTTGCATATACTCTTAGTCTGCCTGTCGCAGGAGCTGCACCTGCAATCGTACAATCAATTGTATCAGTCGCTGTGATAAATTGTGTGTAAGTTGAAGCTGCATTTCCTACAACAGTGTTAGTCTGACCATTAGTACCTGCGGCACAGAAGCCTGTAGATGTAATGTCAGCACCATCAATAATGTCGTCACCTCCTGCAAAATCCATGTCAAGAGTACAGCTTGAAGTAAAAGCTGCCATAACCTCTGCACCTGCATTTAAAATTAAATGATTCGCAGGTATTTCTAACACCTGAAAGACATCTCCATCTGAAAACGAACCACCTGCAGCTACAAGTTTATCAATATCTAAGTACGCTTCGATATTTCTCATAACATTAGAGTTTTTCATTGAAGGTAACGCTGCGATAGAATTTGAGGATACCCCTGTGGTATCGGATGATGTTAAATCA